GGCTTGAATTGGGCCTATCCTAGAGCACTCACAATTCGACCCCAGGCCCACTAGAGGGCGGGGAGCCAAAAAGAAAGGGTGCAGGCGCGCCTAACACTGTAGTGGATTTGGAACGTCTTTTCGTGCTGTATTTAATCTTACGCCGGGGTGTGGCGTAAGGTTCTCATGTAAGACGGATTTGACGTCAAGATTTTACCAGGAAAGCAGGTATTATGCCCAATACCTCCGAGTCCTGGAAAGATGGCGAGCAAAGGCAAGGGCGCTGGAGATTACCAGGTGAGCCAACTCGCATGGGCAAGGGCTGGGTTTATAACCCAAGACTCCTAGCCAAAAGCTGTGGAAACGTGGGAGGTGCCCTAAACGCCCACCCGAAGAGAACCGGACAGCTAAATTACGGCAAATGGCACTAGAGCCGCGAACACCCGGGGCGGGCCCTGATCAACCCCACGGGTGCTAAATGCCAGCCTAGACAGCGCGTAATGCGCGGTCGCTGGAAGCCCTGGCCAAGGGCAGTGAGTCGCGGGCAATACCCGCGCACTTATTAATATTAGGGGAGTAAAAATCAAAACCGTGTTAGAATTAGTTAAGGCAGATAATGCGCTTCTACGTAAACCCGCAACGCCCCTGCACTTTAACGGGCAGGATGCCCGCTACCGGTGCGCGGTGGTGGAGATTGTGCGCGATATGTGGGAGGCCCTGGAGCGGGAGAAGGGGGTAGGGCTTGCCGCCCCGCAGGTAGGGGTGGACCTGAAGATTGCGGTCATGGCCGTGGGGCCGAGGCGCTGGGTGTTGGGAAACCCCCGCATACTTCGCCACAAAGGGCCTAAAATTGCGATTCCTGAGGGGTGTTTGAGCCTTCCAGGGGTTTCATACCTTGTGCCAAGGTGGATGGAAATTAGGGGCGCTTACGTTGATTTGCGTGGGGTCATAAGGGTTGAGACTTTTAAGGGGTTGGCGGCGCAGGCGTTTCAGCATGAGTTGGATCATTTAAATGGGGTGTTAATTGACAAAATCGGGACACGAATGAACTAGGAGCTCTTTCATGTGGAAGTTTTGGTCGGAGATATTTACAGTGGCGCTGGCATTGTTTAACCCCCTGAATCAAATAAGCGGTAAAGTTGAAAGAGTTGCGAACATGGAGTTCAAGCAGCCTGTAAATATAAAGCTTGATCCTATAAGAGTTTTCTTTAACCCTCCGGCCATTATTATTGCTGATTCTATTTATTTTTTCCCTGAGGCGCGAGATGTTTACCCATTAGTCCATGGGGTAAAATCCGACATGGACTATACTCAGGAAGTGTATGACTGTGACGACTATTCCTATTGGTTTAAGGGGGAGCTGCAGAGGCGTTGGAGAAAGTCAGGCCACTGGCAGCCTCTCCCAATTATTCAGGTGTTTGCCGGGATTAAAATTAACGAGACCGGAGAGATTTTTTACCACGCCTTTAACGGTATTATTACGCGGGATGGGACGGTTGTGTGGATAGAACCCCAGGGCAAAGAAGGCCCGTCTGTGATGAACCCTAGTAAGTTTACAATTGTGGATTTGATGCTAATTGCATTTTAGTTATGAGCCGGAGCAGACGGAAACGACCATATATTTCTCTTTTCGGCCATAGAAGCGAAAAAGAATGGAAGCAGATCAATAACAGGGCGTTACGACGTAAAGTCAAACAGCAACTCAAAGAGGATGAAGTTCAGCCCCTACCCACCAAGCTAGAGCACGTAATGGATCCATTTGATTATCCAAGCGATGGGACAAAAGTGTGGCGAAAAAACGGTTGGTGGACACCTGAGAAATTGTCTAAATATATGAGAAAATAGGGGAATCTGTGCTTTTTGACGTTTCAAAACACAAATACCAACAGATGGTTTTAGACTCTCAATCGCGCCTGATCCTTTGTTTGGCCGGTGCGCAGGGGGGTAAAACCACGATCGGCATGGTGTGGTTGCTGCTCCAGCTGCAAAAGAATTTAAAATCGGGCGTTCCTGGCCAATTCTTGATTGCTACCCCTGATTATAAAACCTGGATATCCTCGACCAAAGTCAAGTTTTATGAAATGTTTCCCACTGACTGGGGCGCCGGGCAGAACCTCGGATGGCACGAAAAAGACGGGTATTTCGAAACAGCCTGGGGCGCGAAGATTTACGTGCGCTCCGTGGACAACCCGAACTCGATCGAAGGGATGACCCTGGATGCCGCGTGGTTGGACGAGTTTGGAAACATGGAAGAGCTGGTGTGGATCAATATTCAACGCCGGGTGCTGGCCAAGAAAGGGCGAATCATCTTTACCACCACACCCTACCCTAAAAATTTAGGGCTATTGAGGCAAGTTTATAGTTTAGCATCGACTATAAATGATAAACCTGTAGACAAACCTGCAGAACAGCTCTATAAAGATTTGGCCATTTACGAGTGGACCACGTCCCAGAACCCAGGCATTGACCCTGTGTTTCTTGAAGAACAAAAGAAGCTGATGTCAAAAGAGATGTTCGATCTCAGTTACAATGCAAAGCTAGCGTCTCCACAAGGTTTGGTATACCCAGATTTTGACTTGGAAAATGACGTTGTTGCACCATTTCCAATTCCAGCGCATTGGCGCCGTTTTGGTGGTATAGACTTCGGTTTTGGATCAATTACAGCCGTTGTGGTTATTGCCGAACAGCCCCCAGAATTGGATGCGCAAGGAAAACCAAAAAGTTTACCAACTTTTTTTATTATACGCGAGTTCTATGAAAAAGGCGCAGGACTAAATAAAGTCGCGGCTTTTTTACACATGCAGGATATGAGTTCGATTTTGGGCGATCCTAGAGGCGCTCAGGAGATGCACGAGCTAAGCCGAGCCTATGGGGTGCGTTTTTTAAGCAAAGCTGATAATAGTGTTGAATCCGGAATAGAACGCCTAAAGGTAATAACCCAAGAACACCGCGTAAAGGCGTTTAAAAATTGTGTTAATTTTATAGACGAAATTTCCACCTATCACTATAAACCTGAAACTGGGGACAAGGACTCAGACGGACTCCCCGCCAAGGTGCACGATCATGAAATGGATGCTTTTAGGTACGCTTTTAGCCACGAGTTCCACAAGGTGTATAAGCCAACAATGAGTTCGATTAAGTATAAAATGCAGACATCTTTAAAGCCTATCGCACGTCGCAGCACAATGCCACTGCCTAATAAGTACACAGGCTACTGACTTTAAGAGGAATTTACATGGCCGAATTTCAAAACCAAGATCAAGCCGAAGAAAACATTGTGTCAGAACAGCTCCCGGGCCCTATCCAGATGAAGGAGGGGGAGGGGCGTGAGGATGCAATTGTTAAAGAAATGATGGCGAAGTTTAAACGGTATGAGGACTGGCGTAGGCCTTTCGAGCTTGTGTGGAGCGAAATCTACCGCCTCTACATGACCGTCCCCTCCCTAACTAACATACCCACAAGGGCGAAGGTGGCTCTGCCTATTGTTTTTCAAGTTATTGAGGCCGCGATACCAAAGCTAGTGACGGTTATCTTTGGCCAGCCAGAGTGGTTTCAGGCGGCTTCAAAATCGACGGCTAGCCCTGTTCCCCCAGAAGTTATTGACGGGCATCAGGATCTTTTAAAACACCAGCTAAAACAGGCAAATTTTTTTGTCAAGTTTGTTGACTTTGCTAAGCAGTTATTTCTTTACGGCACCTCCTACTTCTATGTTTACCACAAAGTGCAGCGAGAGTGGGTTTATGAGCGGACGGCGACGCGGGGGCCTCTGCAGTTTGATGGCTTGATCGCCAAAGAAAATCACCTAACCTGGACTAAAGAATTAAATTATAAAGTAACAGAGCGGCGCCCCGAAGTCGAGGTTCTGCCCATCGAAGACGTTTATCCTGACCCAGATGCGAGGACCGAGGACGCGTGCGAGGGCATATTTGTTGCATCTACGATTAACAAAAATGAGTTGAAAGAACTTTCTACCGGAAAATACCCAGTATATGCTAACTATCAAAAGCTTGAAGAAAGAGCGGCCTCCGGAAACGATAAATATAACGATCAGCAGTTTAAAATGGACAAACGGACGATCCGGGGAACTGGCGAGCCTAGCCGTGTGGACAACAAAGACAATGTGGAGCTTTTAACCTACTGGGGAAAGTATGACCTTGACGGCGATGGAATTCGGGAGGAAGTTCAGCTTGTTTTTGCAAATAGATCTATTTTAATTAAAGCAATTCGGAATCCGTTTGAGCACCAACAACGCCCAATCATTCGCGGCGTGCTGTTTCCAGTTCCATTTGAGTGGTTTGGTCTCGGTTTAGTAGAACCTATCATTGCCCTCATTAACGAGCTCTACACAATTCGTAACCAGTTTATCGACATGAATAACCTGATTCTAAATCGGATGTGGAAGGTAGCGAGCTGGGCCGATATCGACATGGACACGCTGGTCACTAGCCCTAACGGGTTTATTGTGACTGGCGATATGGACGGCATTGAGCCTTTGGAACAACAAGTGCTGCCGGGATCTGTCACTGAGATGTCGGCGATGTTAGAAAACGATATTCAGAACGCGTCAGCCCCACAATCTATTCAAGGAACCCCACAAAGCGGGTCACTGGGACGAACAGCACGTGGAGCCCAGCTCATAATCACCCAAGCCCTAGAGAAATTTGGTATGGGGGCGAAGCTTATTGAAGAGTCGGTGATTGTGAAGGTTTTGTTTATGTTTAAGAAGATTAATCAACAATTCTTAGACACCGATGAAACGTTAAGCTATTTTTATGGGCCTGTAGTGTTGGGACGACTCACACCAGAGTCCCTGCGCGCCGACCTTGACTTTCATATGCTAGGGATTAGCGAAACAGTCACAAGCGAGGCTACGATAAATCAGCTTATATCGCTGTATAATTTGGTCGCACAGCGGCCCGACATCGACTCTACCGGCCTTCTGTTTGAAATAGCTAAAAAGATGAAACTCGCTACCCCGGTGGACGAATTAATGCAAGTTAAAGCTATGCCGCAGGCGGCCCAGGTCTTGGGCAATCCGAACGTGTCGGCGCAGACCGAAGAGGCGCTGATCAACCAAATACAACAAAACGGGTCAGGTGGAGCAATTAACCTTCCACAGCAGTAAGAATTTAAAGGGGAAACTATGGAGATGACTAAAGAGCAGCATGAGGCGGAGTTAGTCAAAGAAGTTTTAAAGATGGATGGCTGGAAAGTAATTGTAAGAGCCATGGCGGACAAGCAGGAAGCCCTCAGAAAGGCTTGGCTGCATTCCACTGACGCGGATGCGGCCGAGAAGATTAGGCAAAAAGCCCTGGGGTTAACAGAGTTTCTCCGCACTTTAGCGTTGATTTTAAATAGGGGAAAAGGTGAAAAAACCGTCACCAATCCTCCCCCCGTAATGGGACAAGGAGAACCAAATGGAAATGAATCAATCAAGTAGCACCGAAACTGTTGGACAATCTGCACCCGCTGAGACGCCTCAAGCCTCTCCGGAAGCCGCAGCCCCGCAGGTTTCAACTGATGTATCTAGGCCCACTAACGACGCCTCAACGGCTCCCGCCAAAGAGGGTGTTCAAAGTGGACAACCTAGCAAGAATTGGGAACGTGAGTATCAACAGCTCCGCTCGACGCTTGGAATTGAGAAAGATTCCGACGTAATGAGCTATAAA